CCTCGGGAGCTTCCTCCTTGAGCAGCGCATTCTCGCCCGGCTTCTCGCCCGGCGCCGCTTCCCTGAACCTGATCGGATTGGCCTCGTGATATTCAAGCGCCGACATTCCGAGCCGGGCGCCGGCCGCCTCGCGCCGTGCCGCCACGAGCTGGGCGATGGCGTCGGCCTCGCGCTCGCCGCGGCCGATCGAGAGCAGCTCGCCCTTGACCTGGGCGTAAACCTCGACCGCGGGGGCCGCCGCTTCGCCCTCGGCCATCGCTTCCTTCGCGATCTCGGCGCCTCGGGCCTCCAGCTCCTGCATGAAGGTGCGCGCCTTCTCGCGCGCCTCCCTGCCCGACATGCCGCCCGGAGTGACGCGCACGTCCTCGCGAAGCGCCTGCCACACCGGCGTTCCCGCAAGCCGCGCCATCGCCTCGCCGATCGGGACGACGATGTCGCCCTGGAGCCGCCGCGCTTCCTCGATCTGTTCGGCGTAAGGCTCGAAGAACTCGGTCTCGGCGCCTTCGGTCTGGAGATAGGTGTCGACGACCTCGATCGGGATGTAGACGTTCTGGACCGGCGAACCGTCGGTGCGCTCGTTGACGAACTCGCTGAAGCTGTCGGGATCGAGCTTGCGGACCTGGCTGTCCTCGGCCGCCGTCATGAGCTGATCGAGCAAATTCTGTCCGGCCAGGCCTTCGGCCATTCGGTCCATGTCCCGAGCCTGCGGCGCCAGGCGCCCCTCGATCGAGCGAACGCCGCCCATGACGCCGATCATGGTCGCGGTCGAAATCGCGGTCGAGAGCGCAGCCTGCGGCCGCTCGGCCCAATAGTCCGCCCATGTCTTGTCGGGATTGGCGATGGCCGTATCGACCGCATCCTGGCCCAGCGTCGCCAACTGCTCGCCGAACATCTCGGGGATCAAATAGCCGCGGACGAAACCCTTCACTCCCTCCTTGCCTGCCCGCCCGAACAGGAAGCTCAGACCGCCGAGGAAGCGCTCGGTGACAAGCTCGATCGCACCCTCGGCCAATCCGCCAGCGGCCGCGGCAGCGACGGTCGCGCCTCGCTGCCGGTAGCGTCCATAGGCTTCGCCGGTCGTGGTGGCGGTCAGTCCTGCGAGAACGCCCGTAGCGCCGGCGGGAGCGAACATCGCCATCTGGGCGGCGCTGACCGTGCCACTGTAGAGATCGCGCTGGACCGAGTTCACGAACTCGGGCTGGATCGCCTCGATCGCCCTATCCGCTTGCTTGCGGCCTTCCCTCGACAGCGCCGCCATCGGGCCACCGGCGACGTCACCATACAGCTCGGCCAGGCCCAGAACGCCCTGCATGGTGCGAAGCCCTGCCTCGCCGAACACCGACGCCGCTCCTCGAATGCCTCGGGACAGGCTCCAATTCGTCTCGCCGCCGAAGGAAATCTGAGGATCGAGCAGAGCCGAAAGCGCTACCGAAGTGCGCGAGGGCTCATCCTGAAGGCTGACCGGGCCTCGCGCCTGCTCAAGCGTCGTCGGCGCCGAGAACATGCGCGGCGCCGGCGGCGCCTGGCCGATCATGCTCGTCACCGCGCGCCGGGCTTCTTCCCCGAGATTGTTGCGCGGCCGCCCTTCGACCTCGTCGAAGAAAGCCTGCTGCTCCGCTCTCGTCCACGGCCGAAGCAGGTTGCCGACCGTGGCGAGCTGGGGCGCATCGCCCTTGGCGATGGCCGCGTTGTCGGGATTGGCGTAGAAGCGGGCGAGCAGAGGATCGCCGAAGATCGCGGCCTCGGTCTGGCGGCGGACGGCCTCGGCCTCGAAGCGAGGCAGCTCCGGCTCGATCACCGCGGGCGGCTGATTGACGACGCGGCCGACCTGCCGGGCGCGGGCGGCTCTCGCCGGATCGCGCTCCTGGATGACGTTGATCTTAGCCGCGAGCCGGTCGTCTTCCTCGAAGAGCTTGTCGTAAATATCCGGCATATCAGCGCCGCTGATACATCAAGCCGCGACGATAGTAAGTCACAATCTGGCGCTCGCTTGGATTATGGATGCCTCGGCGAGCCAGCTCCTGCCTGATCCGCTGCTGATCGGCCAAAGGCACCTCAATCGTGGCGCGCTCGAACTTGTCCCCGAGCCTCTCGCGCTGCTCGGGAATTTGATAGAACGGCACGTCGACCTTGCCGCCGCTTCGCATACGAACGGTCGCGTTCTGAAGCTCGGAGCGGACGATCGCGTCATATTGCTCGTCGGTGAGCTTGTCCTTCTTACCGCGCTGCTCGATCTCGACCCTGCGCGACACGGCCGAGCGAAGCATCGACCAACGCCGCCGCTCTTCGTCGGTATTGATCTCGCCCTCAAAGCCGGTGCCTCCCGGCCCAGCATTTCTCGGATCGCCGAGCATCCGGCGCATCGACGTCTCGACGCGGCTCAGCGATGCGGCTGTCTCGCTGTCGCTGACACTCTCTCGAATTTCGCCTCTGATCTTCTGCTGAATGCGCTGAAGGTAAACCTGCTCGCCTCGGGTGAGTGGCAGCTCGCGAGGATTGTAACGAAGGAACTCGGCCTGCTCCTCTTCCGAGCCGTGGGCCAGACCGTCGAGCAGATAGAAAGCATCGCCGCCGGCCTTGGGCTCGGTCGCTCTGGTATTCTGATCGATCATGTTGAGGATTTGCGCACGCATCGATGGACTACCGCGACCGAAATTCGGAATTTGCCCGATGTCCTTTAATTCTTCGTCAAGCGTCACCGCCTGATCGAGGATTTGCCGGTCGATCTCGTCCTGCTCGCGGCGCTCCAGCGTCTCCTGTCGGCCGACGTGACGGTCGACGCGGGCCAGAAGCGCCTCATATTGCCGCGAGTTGAGCCCGCGCTTCATCGCGATCTCGTGCGCCCGGCGATACCAGGCTTCGAGGTCGTGACGCTGGGCGATGTAGACCGGCAGGTCCTGGCTGCTCCAGGTGACGTTGTCGGGGTTGACGGCGTTGCCCTTGGCATCCTTGACCGAGAAATCGACATGCGGCCCGGTCGAACGGCCGGTATTACCGACCGAGCCGATGATCGTGCCTGCCCCGACCTGGTCGCCCGGCTTGAGCGGGCTCGGGCCGCGCATGTGGAGATAGGTCGTCACCAGGCCATTGGGGTGCCTGATGCGGATCATGTAGCCGTTATTACCCTGCTTCTCGCGCGGCGCCTCGATCACCTCGCCGGTCGTCGGCGGATAGATCGGAGTGCCTTCGGGCGCGGCGAAGTCCTTGGCCGTGCGGCCGCGGCGCTGATGCGCGGCGACCTCGGAGCTGACCCGGCCGACGCCGCGGGTCGGGCTGTAGTCCGAGCCCTTGACCTCTCGCGGCGCCGGTGTCGCGGCGGGCGGAGGCTCCTCCGATGCCGCGTCGCTTGCGACCGCGGCGATAGTCTCGCCGAAAACGCCTTCGATCAGGTCGTTGTCATATTGCGGCTGGATGGTGTTGAAGAGCTTCGCCTCGTCTTCGGACGTGATCTCGGCCGCGTGCTCGCGGTAATATTCCATCGCCTCGATCCCGGCACCCGGATCGTCCGAACTCAGGATCGCAATGGCCGTGCGGGTGTGGATGTTCGAGAAGACCTTCTTGCGCGCCAACTCGACGACCTGCGGCGGTGAGCCTCGGAGCCGCCGCTGGATGTTGGCGTCGATCGTGCCGCGCTCGGCCGCGACCGTCTCGGGATCGTCCCACATCTCGACGGCGCGCTCGGTAGCGAGGTCGATGGCGCTGTCGGCCTCGGCGTCCTCGGCCACTCGAAGCTGCTGGTCGGCGTGCTCGCGCATCCGAAGCCGGTCGCTCGACACCGCCGCCTCGAAGCTGTCCGCGAACATCCGCTGGGCGAGCGGGTCCTTCAGCGCGGCCATGCTGTCGCGCTTGATCGTCTCGATCTCCTCGACGCCCTCCTGCCGGACGCGCTCGGCGTCGAGCAGCTTGGCCTGGGTCACTCGGCTGCGCACCTCGCCGACGCGCCGGACGGCCTCGGTCCTGGCCCTCTGCGCCGCGGTCTGGGCGAAGCGGAGGTCCTTCTCTTCTTCCTGCTCGGCGAAATTCATGACGGACTTGCCGAGCCGCTCGACGCCGCGGGCGATGATCTCGCCGGCGTCGAACTCGGCCGCCTGGAACGGCTGCCGCGAGGTCGGTCGAAGCTCGACCCTGTTCTCGGGGGTGCTGACGATCGCCATCAGATTTCAGCAGTCTTTCGAGCAGCGCTCATCTTCGACGTCTGGCTCGCCGCGTCGAGAATGGTCGAACCCGCCTGGAGGAAGCCGCTGATCTTCGCCGCCTTGCCGCGCGCCTTGGCCGCCCGGCCCTGCATCCGGTAGTTGGCCGCGCTGACCTCATAGCCTCTCATCTCGCGCACCGTGTTCTCGGCGATGGTGCCGCTGTCCTCGTAGCCGATGAGCTGCACGTCGGTCATCAGGTCGGCGGCCGAGCCGAAGGTCGGATCGAGCCCGCTCGCGGTCTGCCGGGCGCGCTGGTCGCCGTAGACTTGGGCGACCTTGCGCCAGTGGCGCATCTGCTCAATCTCGCCGCGGGCTCGCGCATCGTCGCGCGCCTGAAGCTCGATCGATCGGTTCTGCTCAGCGATGCGCTGCTCGTATTTACCCTGTGCGCTGGCCGACAGGCCGCCGTAAATCTGAGCACCCGCGGTCAGCACCGCGGCGCCGATCATTAGAGGAGCGGCCGGTCCACACACCTGATAAATCTCCTGATTGGTTGACCGTTCGCCGTATCGACAGGCCCGACCGCATAGCCTAGCCTGGCGAGCCACCGAATGGCAACGTCGTTCCTGGCATATACATAATTCTCAAGGATCGCGAAATGGCGATGTATCGCCTGGGTGTAGCGCCATCCGAGCCGCAGGATCGCGCGCCGATGCTTCAGCGCGTCGTCGGTCATCAGGAGCCACGGCCGCCCTCGGCTCTCGATCGTCGAGACCGGGCAAACGCCGAACATCGCCTCGGCCCGGCCGTCGACGAGGACGGTCCAGGCGATGGTCGAGTTGAGCATCCCGTAGCGAAGCGCCTCCTTGGGCGAATAGCCTGCAATCCCACACTCCAGCTTGTCGACGTCGCGCATCCGATTGGCGATCGGCCCGACGTGAACCGGCCTGGCGCCGACGACCTCGATCATCTCTCGCGACTTTCGCCGAGCGCCACTTCGATGAAGACCGCGGCGATGTGCGCCGGGAGCGGCTCCTGCTGCCGGATGATGAGGGTCGAGCCGTCGGTCCAGTTGCCGGGCGCGACGGCCGGGAAATCCCTGACATCGCTCTCGGGAAGCTGCGCGGTGTCGATGCCGTCGCGCTCAGGCAACGGATCGAACAGTGTGTCGTCGGTCGAAATCTCCAAGCCCCTCGTCTCCAGCGCTCGGACGACGATGTCGCCGAAGGACTGGCGGTCGGTGTCGTTGCCGTCGAGCACGAGCGGCAGGGTCTCGATGATGCCGGTGTAGCGAAGCCCGGCGGTCCTGATGTAGGCGGGCTCAGGCAGAGTGACGCTGCCGTTCTCGACGGTAAGACCGTGCTCGACATAGCCGTCGTAAACGGCCGACACCGTCTCGCCTTCGAGGTGCCAGAGCTGGTCGATCGTGTCGCTCGGCTCGGCCGACACCTGCGTCACCGCGCAGTCGAGGTGGCAGGCGGTCGTGATGTCGTCGAAATGCGGCAGCGCCAGGCGCTCGTGGAAGCGCCGCTCGACACCGGCGATGGTTCGACGGATCAGCGCGTAGAGCCGGTCGTAGCCGTTCTCGTGGACGACCTGGACCTGCTCGACCAGTCCATCGATCTCCATCATCGTCCAACCCCAGACCTCCTGCTCCTCTTCCCATGTGAAGCAGAGCAGGGTGCCGTCGTCGAGCGCCGTCCAGATGCAGGAATAGGGCTCTTCCTGATAGGCCCAGGAGACGATGCGTCGGGCGAGGAAGAAGTGCGGGCTGAAGATCGCGACGTTGTTGCTCTTGTAGCCTTCGGTCTCGAACGTGAAGCCCAAGGCCCTGACGCCTTCCGACCGCTCGGACTGATAGAAGACGACGCTGTCGATGACGATCGGCTGGAGCCGCGACGACCCGCGGCCGGTCTCGCGCTTCGGCTCGATCGCGGCCGGGGTCAGGGCGCCGCCCTCGCCGCCCGTCACCGAGAAGATGCTGTCGCCGCCGAGCACGATCAAATCCTTGCCCATCGAGACGAGCTGGTTGGCGCTGTTGACCTTCTCGGTGACGAGCGCGAACGACAGCGCGTCGTCGGGTCGGGCCGGGCGCGAGACGTCCATGTTCTCCGGCGCCGCGGGCTGGCTGCCCCAGATCGCGTTCGGCCGGTTGCGGGTCCGTCCGAAGATTTGCCGTCCCTGATGGAAGGTCACGCTCGATGGATAGTTGTCGGCCGAGGAGAATGGGTTGGTCGCGAGCGGCGGCGTGTCGCTCGCCACTGACTGAAGGTTGCGGTCCTTGAAGCTGAGCGTCGGCGCCTGCACCATGCCGACGTAGCCGGGCGCCGAGTTGTCGCCCTTGTAGACCGTATAGAAAGAGGCGTCGGCGACCGCGTCCCAGGTGATGGTATTGTAGTTGCCTGGCAGCGACAGATCGTTGGTCTCGGTGTTAGGAGCCGAGGCGATGCTCTCCTGGCCGTTGGCGTCGGTCGCGGTGACATAATAGGTATAGGTCGTCGCGATGGCGCCGGTCGCGTTGGGCTGAGACGCCGAGCCTGCCACGTTCGCAGGCGGGCTGATCGCGGCGCCGAAGGTGATCGTCGAGAACGCCCAGTCGGTGTGGTCGGTCCTGACCAGCTTGCGCGGCGCGTAGTCGAGATGGACGAACGTGATCTCGTTCGCCGACTGCACGAAATCGACCTCCGCGAGATCGCTCGCGAAGAAAGGCGAGTGCGCTTTATGGAGGCGCCAGAAGCCCATTACTCGATGTTCACCAAGCCGTTATAGCCCCAATCGCTGTTC